TTTTTCAGCTTAGACAAAGAAGCGGAAAGAGCGTCTATACCACCTATAGCCGAGGTTGAACTCGACTGTACCTCTAATTCAAGAGATTCGATTGTAGTTGGCATTAAACTCACTTCCTTTCTTCAAATCGTTTATTATTCTGCACCATGTACGCTTCCATAAAGCGTATTCCCTTTTGTGCTTTAGCCTTTTCCTCATTCTCCTTTGCTTCTTGAGCTGACCTTTTGGAAATCGGATAAGCCTGTTCGACATAAGGTTTGGCTTTTGTCCCTTTTTTAGCAAAAGCGTGTAAGATAGGAGCTACACGATTAATTGCGTCATAGATGTACAGACCCTGTAACCACGCTTGCTGATTCAATTTTTCGTTTCTTAGTTCCTCAGCTTCACGGTAATACTTCACCAACAAGCAATCTCTATCCCAATATTGCTCCTCGGTCATTCCGATGGATAGATAATAAGAAAATTGTTTGTAAAATATATCCGTATAAGGAAAAGGGGAAGTGGAAGCAAATTTCTCTCCACTTCCCTTTACTGCGGATTCGTCTTCGGTGGACAGTGAACCACTTAGAAGCTCGCTGCCCAGTCCACGTTTCCCTCGGATTCTCCGGGTTCTTCAACGAGTGCCATAATCGGTTCGTTATACATTTCTGCCAGCTTGCCGATAAGCTCTTGCTTGTTAGTCAGTTTGGCGAAAATCTTATCAATGTTCTCCTTTTTCTCAAATCTGTGGTGTGCAAGAAACGCACCCTCGAAAAGAGCAGGAAGGGTGGACATAGGTTTATTCTCAACCTCTGATGCAATGAATCCCTTTTTCTCCATTTCTGTGACTGTTCTGCGAGTGAATTCAAGGACATATTCTTTATCCTCGAAAGTGAATTTCAACTGTTTAGCCATAATACTAAATCCTCCTTATTTTCTTACACTGTTGTATCCATTGTGATAGGTGTAGAAGGTGCGATAGTGATTGTCATACCGACAACCTCATTTACACCACCACCAACCGGGAATACTGAAAGCTGACCGTTGAATTTGAACTTTCCGTCAGTGCCAGTAGGTGTGATTGTATCACCACTTTCCGTACCACCGAACCATACAGCGTATTCGTTGTCAACACCGTCCAGTGCCTTCAAAGCGGTGAAATCGTCCTTGGTATAATTTGCCGAGAACTCAAGAGCGTCCAAAGACTGAATACCCGGAATATAAGTCTGCATATTATCAGACAGCGTTGTTGTTTCCAACATTTCGGGAGCACCGCCCAAATCTGGGAACTCCTTAATGTCAATAAGTTTGCTCCATGTAGCGTCCGTTTTCTTCATTAGAAAAATTTTATATGTGCTAATAGCCATGATTGTTTACCTCCTATAAATCATATTGTTTTTTGATACGATTGCTTTGTATCTACCAACCATTCGATAGATTGTTGCGTCTTCCTCGTTAGGAATTGGATTAAGCATGATTCTTGTAAATCCCATATTTGCAAATTCGCTGTCAATAATGGAAGCAATATCCTTACATTCAGCTTTTTTTCCCTTTGTCTTATTGGAATATATATTTACCTCATACAAAAGCTCTGCGTGATTCTCCATGCTATCGGTCGTTCTCGTGCTACGATAAATTGCGTTATCTGCTTCAAGTAACGACACACAAGGGAAAGACGGTGGTGATTTTACATACTCACCTGTTACGAAAATACCAGCATATTCCTCACGAACTTTCGTGGATATAATACTGAATACCTCGTTTTCGATATCAATCACCCGAACACCTCCCTTGCAATACTTTGAATATCGTTACAAACGGTTTGCACAGCTCTGTACATCGGCATGGTTGCCGGAGTACCACGAGTGAGCTTCAATTCGCCATCCTCGTAATAACCCCATGCTTTCTTTTTACCATTACCTTTACCAAAACTACCGATTGTGAAACCCAGCTCCGCACCATTAGGGTGAGGGGAACTGCCGGGAGAGCTATTATGATGTACACCAGCACCGAACTCAACCCACACTGCGTCTTCGCCACTCGCAACTACGACTGAAAGATTTGCTCGATTATCAACCGATACTTTCACATCTGCGAATTTCGGCTCTTCCTTAATTAAATCGTCAACGACCGCCCCGTTGAACCCGGTTTGTGCTTCCACAGCTAATCGGTCTGCGACTTTCTCTCGGAGGAGTTCGACTTTTCGTGTGAACTCTGCTTTATAATGTGCCATCTCACGAATGGCTCTATCAAGGTCCTGTTCGGATAATCCGATTGTGATTTTCTTCTTACCCACTGACCGCCACCTTGCTTATTGCAATAGACACGCTGTTCAAACTCTTTGCGACCTTCTTCACGATGTAGTCATAGGGGGTAATAACCTTCCCAGATTCATCAAGGGCTAAAGCCCCAGTATTGTCGAGTAGTGGAACTGTGTCTACCCATAAAACAGAATAAATGTCGAGTGAAGGAGCTTCGTTATCCATAACAATTACCTTGTCGTAGGATTCGTTATCTCCGAACATTCTTGTGGTAGCTTCCCCCTGTGCGGCAGAAACATTGGCGAAGAACTCAATCGGATTCCCATGTAGAACTTCGTACTCCCCTGTTACATTACCGTATTCGTCTGTAATAGGAACTCGATTCTCATAGAGAGCGTAGAAGAATTTCACCCTGTTTCTATCCATGCACTTCATCGTATCACCCCACAAAAAGGGGTAACTGACTTGAGCATCGAGGACGGTACGTCAGCATTTTCATACTGCCTATTGATACCATTTTCAGTGTGAGCAGTCTGTCCTTCCGCACCTCGCTTGTTCCACAGATACGCAGCTATCTCACATTGGAGAGTGTCATACTGTACAGGAACAACTACCACGGAGTGGTCATAGGGATATGCGCGGCTCAAAATTTTTCTCGCGGCAAGAGTGAGGAACACAGCTAGAGCCGCATCATCTGTAGTGTCAGTGATACCCACCATCACTTTAAGCATAACCAGCTTTTCGGTATCGGTCATAGCCGTATTCCTCCTTTCGTCACATTACCTTAGATGGAAGTCGCAATCGCTACATTGCCGCTTGCACGAATCTTGCTATCGGCATCAATGTAGATAACTTGAAATACCTTAGCATTGACTGCTGCATACTGCGTACCTGGTTCGTAAGCCGTACCAAATGTGGCAGAAACAGTACTATACGCATCGCCAACCGCAACAGAAATAGCAGAAGCAAGACCAGTCGCACAGTAGGCTTTCCACCCATACGGCAGATTGGTAGGGAAACCATCAACGCTGAAAGAAGCCTTTGAGCTTGCGATATCCGCATCCTGTGTAACAGTAAGAGCGGTAAGAGTTGCCGCACCCATCTTCACAACCTTAGAAGCGTCATACAGATAAGCCGCATAATGCTTGTCGGCTGTAAATGTAGTAGACTTGTTCACGATGTTACGGTCACTCTCAACAAGAGTGCCACGCTTCATGAAAAGAGCAACTGCTCCCGGCTTAACGATGTACGCAACATTGTTAGTTGCAATCTTGTTGGTGACTACGACAACACAGCCGTAAATCATACCGACCGCGCCTGCAATCATCATATTGGCAGCAACCTCAGAAGCAGGTAGCCAATCCGCAGAAGCACGGATAGCCGCATAAGACGCAGGACTCACAAATAGGTACTTGTCACCTTCGTAGTCCTCACCCAGCTTAATAAGAGCCAGATTGACCTCTGCTGGAGTGACTGTCACAACAGGATGGAGATATGTTGCGTCGGCGAGAGCCGCCAGAACATCATTATCCACCTTGCTTGCGATAGAAACTGTAAGCTGTTTACCAATCTCACCAACGGGGTCACCGTAGCCGGATAGAACCGCTTCATCGGAGATAGTTGCACCCTTACCGATTTTCTTTACCTTTACCGCCTGTGTAGAAGCAGTAAGCTCAGAGATAGAAATGTTTGCGAGTTCCGCAACATCGGCAGCATCGCCAATATATGCGTACTGAGGGAGCGTGACGGTATCGCCTGCTCGACCTACCAGAGTATTGTCCACCTTACAGAGCGGGGTGAACTTCATTTCATTGACCAGCTTTCGCTCAATCATATCCGCAAGAACTTGCGGATTGATAATGCTGGAAAGAATAGTTTCATTAGCCATTATTCAAGACCTCCTGTAAATTCGTTATATAGTTCGGGCTGTTCGTTGAACACTTTAAGCCGTTCGGTGTAGCCCATAGCATCGAACTGCTCCTGTGTAATTCCTTTACTACCATCTCCACCGGGGGCGGGCTTAGGGGTTTCTTTCAGAACATCGGCACGGATTTTCTTTTCTAGATTTTCCATGTGCTTTTTCTGATTGGTAAACACCTTTTCGAGTTCACCGTTCGCCATAGCTTCGGCAGTTTCCTCTGCCAGCTTATCGTCATAGCCGATACCCAACAGCTTTGCCTTATTCTCTGATATCGTGACCTTTTTCAGAAGCGCATTATAGTCACTCTGCAATTTCTCCCTATCTTCAGCATCTTTCAGCTTCGCCGCTTCGTCCTCAGTCAGCTTTGTTCTGAGTTGCTTTTTCAGTTCAGCCGCTTCGGAATTGCTCTTTGAAACAGCCGCTTTCAGCCGTTCGATTTCGGTGTTGTCTGTGGGAAGTTCGACAGCGGCAAGAGCCGTTTCGATTTCCGTAAGTGTCATACCCTCTTTGTAGGCATCGCCCAACAGTGCTTTAATGTCCATTTGAAATCCTCCTGCGTTTTATAGACTTCCCTGTCTTTGTTTTCCGTTTTTAAGTCTTGTCTTGACCTTGCGTTTATTTACCCTTAGTTCCCTCTAAGCTATCTTAAACGGACAAGCCGCTTAAAATCATTCATTACCATCCGTGGGTGGCTTGGTCTGAGCCAGTTGTGCCGCCTGTTCCATCTGCTCATCGTAATATTTTTCACTGATGGTATAAGCATTTTCGGCATCAACGAAAAGACCGCAATGCTTAAACGCCAACAGGGGATGTATTTTCGGCTGTTGGAGCATCGACACAAGCACTTGGCTCTTGCTCTGAATGTTCTCATAATTTCTACGAGAGAACTGCATAGCCACATCTTTAACACGGATATTCACAGAACCCATATCACGACAAATGCGGAGAACCAGTTTGAGCATTTCCTGTTCGGACTTTTTGAACATAAGTTCGCTGTCCTTTGCTCTCGCTTCGGCAAGTGACCAACCATCCCGTAAGAGAACCGCTGAGCCTGTGTCACTCGTGGAACTTCCACCGTTGCGGTTAGGCATACCGCAAATCGTAAGCACGGTCTGGTACATATAATCGACCATTGTTTGTGTCTGGTCTTGATTAAGTTCGTTCGATACAATATCCACATCAGCCTGTGCGCCATCAGTAGACTTGACCTTGATAGCACCCAATTCTTTCAGTTCAGAAAAATCTTCCGCTGTAATGTCGCAATTCACAAACTTGATAAAAGCCTGTATGAACTGCTCCATACCGTCAAGACGGTTGCTTGCAACACTGTTGATAGCGTCCAATAGGGGCAGGACAATTTCAAACGAGCCAAGCCGTGCGTTATTTGCGGGGTACTCAAAAATGGGTACAACACCGAGTGCATGGGGCTTACTCTCAATAATCTTTGTGTCCTTAACTTTCCAAAAGTGGTTTTTGGAATAAATAGAGAACGTATGAATACCCAAATCGTCTGTGCTGTACTTAACAGCGAAAATCGGTTTATTGCCGATGTCGTTTGCATACACCACAAAACTCTCACGAGGGTCGAGCGTGTACATCTCGAATGGCGCATCGTCCAAGTCAATCGGCTCATCGGGAAGAACCAGTCTGAACGCAGTACCACAAATCATCTGCCACTCGACAATCTCTTTGTCTTGACTGGCTTTGTTCTCACTGTACATCAACTCGTTCAGCTTGGAGATTGACATTGTAACGGTATCATCGCCACTACGCCCGACATACTGAATGGGTTCACCACACAGATAGCCAACTTTGAATGAAACAATCTCATTCGCTCTATTTTCCACAATGCGATTGCAGATTTCGGGGCGAACCTGTTTTGTGCGTCCCAGAACGGGCTGTTTGCCACGGTAATAGTCCCACAAGTAGATGATTTCGCTACGATTTAGACGGTGAATGTTCATCGCCTTGTCCAGTTCGGAAATGATATTGGCATCGGTGATTACAGTAGCGTCCGTTGTAATGACTTTTCTGCCGTACATCTCTTTTGCGCTCAACAATATCCCTCCCGTCTTCCAAAAATAAAAAAAGCGCGTTATCGTTTGTGTAAAAACACTTGCGATAACGCATCAACATAATTATTCTATTATTACACTTACAGTATATCACATATCTTGTGGTTGTCAACAGAAAATAACACAAATTGTTGTGTTTCTTCTTGCTTTCAACTCACCACGGTCTTTGGAATACCTCGACTTTACTTCCACTCATACTTTGTGCATACTCAGCCAGCATCGCCATACCATCGGGAACATCATCATGCTTATTTTTTCCGGCTACTGTGTAGGACAAGAGCATATTCATCATTTTACCATAGTCACTGTTTTTCTGATACATAGATTCGTCCTTGAACAGACAATGCTCTTTAACCCACGATGAATTGACAATTATTTTTGTCTCTTTATTGGTAGAAGTAAACTTTGTTGTAATATGAGTGATACCACCTTTAGCCTTGACCTCAGTCTGTACCTTCTCGGCAACTCGACCTCCGGCAGAGTTTGATTCAAAACGACAGGAGTTTACCTTATCTCGGACAAGAATCTCGACCAGTCTTGCGTCTACGATGTTCGGAAGCCCATTGTCGCAGACACAATCGTTAATATAATAATCCTGTCCGTATACCCATGCCGCTGGGAGAAATGCGTAGTCTTTACCTTTATCCTTCGTATCACAAATAGCAATGATAGCGTCCGGGGCATTGGAAGGAAGCTCAAAATATCGTCTCAATTCGTCCTCATGGTAGAGAAGGCCTTCGCGCTCAATAGGCTGATTCATGTAAAGTGCTTTCCAGCTCACATCGTCCATAATGTCTCTCTGCTCTTTGTAGAAATTCGTGTTGAATCCTACACCATAGGCATAGTCAAAATTCGATTCGTCCTGTTCGTTCATTGCTGGTACGACAATAAACTTCGCCCTGTCGGAATCCCCATACTGATTCTCAAGCCGCCCAATAACATCGTGAACAGACCAACGAGTAGCAATATGAAGCTCCTTACACTTGTCACCTATTTTTCGCTGTCTGAGGTCAGTGGTGTATGTCTCCCACAATTTATCAAGACGCTCCTTCGATAATGCCACTTCTATACCGCTTACTAAATCGTCACAGTAGAGAAGGGTAGCAGCACGATACAGACCAGCGTTACCTGTACCGATAGAGGTAAATTCCAGTGTCTCAAAACGCTTACGCTTTCCGAGGTCGATACGACAGTCCTTAGCATTGGTGTTTACCACATTTACGAGAGGGAATACATCGTGCCACAGGTAGTCACCGTCTTTGTCCATAATTCGCAGACATTCATCGTACACCCCTCGCACGAAGCTGTTCGAGTGAGAGCCTGTCAGCATGGGTTCGTCCGGGATTCTCCCTGCGAGATAAGTTAGATAGAAGATAGCAAGTGTTGTCTTACCGCAACCTGGAGGGAGGGACACTGCCAGTAAGTCCAGCTTATCGTCCACCAAATCTTGCAGTGCTTCAACGACAGGGCGAAGGGCCTTTCTCCGAGGAGGGTAGAACTTCTTCTCAGGCTCTCGATTCGATTCGATATATAAGATATAACTTTCGAAATCGTGAGGTGCTGCAACAAGTAGTACGGATTTATGAAGCGAGTACATCTTTCTCATTTTATCTATATCCTCGATGGTTGGTATGACTTCCTCCAACCTATCTGATAATTTTTTCAAATATTCAACAGCAAGCGGAACATCTGTTTTCATACACTCACGACAAGAATCTTTCAAGTCTTGATAAGCATTATAATCCGTACCATCAGAAACGAGAGAGTATATAGCTTGCAATAACTCACGCATGACTTCCCTCCGTTATACTTAATCCTTTTGATGTAAACATTAGGTTCACTCTGTTTGTTTTATTATCAGAAACAGATATATTGTAAAATCCTGTTCTCTTTTTCTTGCCTACACCGCCTATTTGTGCGTAATGAATGGTATGATTTCCTTCGCTTACGTTTATGCTGATTGCTGAGCCATTCGTTAATGTATAGGTTTGAAAATCATCAACTCTTACATTAAGCGAAATAGCAGAACCACATTGGTTTTTACACCTGTTTATGATAAGCGTAGTGTTTCCTGTTACATTCGTCTGTTCAACCTTTGGTATATTTTCTATAACTACTGGTTGCTCTTGCGGATTGAAAGATGTTCCACAGGTTTGACATACTGCTATTGATTCGTGCTGTGTCGGCATTAGTGCTTTTAATACAGCACCTATCGCAAATCCAATCGCAAGACCGATTACTAAACCCATGACACCTAAAAACATCAAGCTTATTCCTCCAAAGAACAAAACACAGCCTGTCATTATTGGATTTTTGCTGTTTTTGACTTGTATTTGAACGTTATTCGACTTGCACTTAGGACAAATCATAATCAGTCCTCCTTTTTTGGAACATAAGTAAGTTGAATGTCATAACCGAGAGATTCCATCATGCTCACAAACGTTTTGTTTATAAGACCATCTTTCTTTTTAATAATGCGATTGACATACTGGCCTGTCGTTCCGACCTTCACTCCGAGCTGTTCCTGTGTAATACCAGCTTCTAAACACTTTACTTTTGTTTCAATTTCAATGTTATTCAACACCATATCAATTATCCTCCTTTTGTATTTTATTACATTGTAACACACTTTAGATTATATCACAATCGGTATTAGAGAAATTTTTTTTCTCTTTGAACACCTTATACCATGTTGTCTTACCAATATATCCGAACAGTAGTGAACAGTAAGTGAACAGTAGTTAAAACATACTGTTCGCCTGCAAAGCCTTGATACATAAGGGTTTGCGGAAATTCTGAACAGATGAACAGTAATTTAGCGAAAAACTAATCTCTATATACATATATACGTATGCAATAGTTTTAGAGGAAAATACTGTTCATCTGTTCAGAAAGCGGAAAAGACTAACGTTTTCAAGGGTTTCGGGGTGAACAGTAGCAAAAAACGTACTGTTCACTACTGTTCATACTGTTCAGATTTTGTCTCACCTTCCGATTATTCGTCAAGTGTTTCATTGTCAAGTAATTCATTGTCAAGTGTTTTATTGTCAGATAGGAGAGCATCTGAATCTACTTTTTCCTTCGTAGAAGACTCAGAAGTGACCTCATATCCTTTTTCTGGAATCCTACAATCGATAGGAACAACGATTACTTTGTACTCCATAGCTCGCACCATTTCATTCATCAATGATACTGGTATGTCTTTCACATTCTTATTGTTCAATCTCTCCCAAATAGCAGCATTACTGACTTCCAATTTCTTTGCCAATTCAGCGTTTTTGATTTCTTCCTGTTCCATTATGGCTTTCATTATGTCTCTACCTCGCATGATAGATACCTCCTTTGTTTGATACCTTAATTATATATGTCAAGTGATTTGTTGTCAAGTGTTTTATTGTCAAGTAATTTATTGAAAAGTAGCCTTTTTATTTTTTTGGGATATTTAAGCCACTCCCTGCCCCCCGGTAGGCGTGTTTATATATCCCCCTCCGGGGTAGCAATGGTAACTTTTCGGGCACATAGCCATTCGCCCTGCTTGTGTTTAATATGATGATGCTTTACGTTTGCCCAATATGAATAACCAACACCACGTGGCCGCATAAAGCCACGCAAGAAAACAAGGTAAGGAAAAGCCCCACGCAAGCCGCCACATACGACCAACGCAAGGCACAAAAGAACCCCGGCTATGTTAACCGGGGCTATTATTATTATTTATTCTGAATTAATAATTCTGATATGAGCATAAGCGGGAAAATTAATATACATAAGAATACTAGCATCTGTTTTCCTCCTTTATCATGCGATTGTGAAACGCTTGTATTGCGTCTCCGTGGTGAACGCTTGTGCAATATCTGGTAGGGCTTCCTTTAGTGCTTTACCGTCAAGCCTTGAACCCGTGACGGTTTTATAAATGACTTTAGTGCTTCCCTCTGTGACTGTCTCCCTGCCTCGCATAAGAGCGATAATATCATTTTTTAGGCTCTCATTCATTGCTTCTAGCTCTTCAATCAAACGCTTGTTCTCTCTGTACTCATTACATAGCTTTTCAAATTTACTCATTGTTTTCAACCTCCTCAAATTCAAGCGAATTAAATAATTGCGACAATTCCTGTATCATAAAATATTGTTTTGCCGTGTAATTCTTATTATGGGAAGAGATAAAATCAATGTTTTTTTGAAAATATTGTCGCAACTCCAACAACGAATGAACCGGCACGGCCGTAATATTATTTAATTGTTCGTCGCTTATATTTATAATCATTTTCATTTCATAAACCCTCCCTTTCGATAATTTCTCGCTCTTCATCTCCAGGCTTTCTCGCGTATAGCTTGAGCGTGCCGCCCTCCATTAAAACGTTGTCAATATCTGAAAAATCTAATACAAAAACTTTATCAGCGTAATAACTATATAGAGCGCAACCCGTTGTATAATTGGACAAACAATATTCTTCACCAATAAAATAAGTATCAAACGCTTCTAACCTCCCACTCAACAACTCTATTTGCGAATATTTCCCGGCTTTTATATTGGCTATTTCATCGGGTGAAAAGCGTATATTTAAGTTACCTTTCTTAAAGCGTTGGCCCTCATAATAAAAATTTTTCATGGTTAAACCTCCTCTAATCATTCCATAACCCTATAGCTGTACTTTGTATAAATCCGGCTATCTTCTATCATTTCTAATCGTGTCTCATCTTCTGGCATTCCTGCCCAATCACAAACAAGCCTCTTGTAATCTTCATCCGTTCGCGCTTGACAATCAGCTATAATATACCCGTAACATGTGTCTGTTTCTTCACCATTTTCATCTAATTTAATCGTGTAAAATTCCTTCCCCGCGCCTAACCATATTTCGCCGTAATGCTCTACTCCGTCTTTATAATGTTCCGAACAGTAAACCATTTTCACATAATCACCTTGCGAGTAACCTCTTGCGCTAGCCGTGCGCCATTCTTTACCCGTCTTGAATGTTAGATATTCCGCGGTTGTTTCCTCTGGTTCATATTCCGCTAGCGTTCTTGTTTGGCTTGTATTTCCCCACGATACACAAGCCTTTAGCCATTCTGTTATTTTCTTAATTCGCCTGGTGTTATGAATATTATTAACCAGCCCTAAATCAAACAACATTGCGCCGATGCTTGAGTAGTGCGCATAAATTGACTTATTGACAATATCGATGTACATTTTCAGCAAATTTTCAATCTCATTTTGCAAGCTGGTGTATTCTTCTTCGTTAAAACCTCCGCAATTCCTAGATTGCGCAACGATGAACAAATTGTAACAATAATCTCCGCCTATTTCCTTTAATCCGTCGTCGTCAAAATAAAGGCTAAAATCTGATTGTTCCGGCGGTACTTCTCGAATTATATAATTGATTTTCTTTTTCATGGTTAAACCTCCTTAGATAATACCGTTTTCCCTAAATACTTTTGTTAATCCGTATCTCTTAGCAAGCCTGGTGAAATGTTCTTGAAAATATAGCAACTCGCCGTAGCTATAATTGTAATTGGGAAAACCAGCTTGCCACTCAATTGCGGCACCTTCCGCACGGGCTTTATATCGTTGGTATAGCGTCATTTTGTCGTAATTCATTGTTCAACCCTCCTTTTATTGCGATACCGGTTGAGCGTCCCACCACGCTTTGCCGCCTCCCTCAATTCCTACAAAATCAAGGAAACTGTTTACGTGTCGCATGGTGGTGGCACTGTAACCATCCCACAAGCGGGCAAACTTGCCGTTATTATTGATTTTGCAAACTTCAGTTTCATAGGACTGCAAAACCTTTTCACCGCTTTCGTTCTCAATAATTATAGCTTTCCCATAAAAACTCTTAGCGTGGTCATTTCCCATTGGACTTAACTCGTATTTTTTCATTTTCTTACCCTCCTTAAAAATCAACTTTTTCTAATCGTTCCGGTACGTATACCGTTTCATAGTGCCAACCATCGTTATACGTGTTTGCTATTCGTTGTTTGTGCTTGTCTCTAATGATTCTAGAATGAGGCGCATTACATAGCATATTAAATATCAAATTAGCCGCCTCTATAATATCCTGCTGCCCGCAATTACTACCGAAAAAGCAATCAAATAACCATTCTTTTTTATCCGCTTCTAATCCAGCGTCCCTTGAACACTTACCGTTCTTTATAGGTGTTTTGCTGTAGTAAAAATCAAAGAACGGGTTATCATTCACTTGATAATAATAATACGTGCCGTCAAGCACAAAGGAAATATAACTTGTATGCGTCACGGTTATTGGTTCAGTTTCTTCCTTTGTGTTTCTATCGCTAATAATTGCAGTGTTTGTCGGCTTTACTCTACCGCCGTGATTCTCTACAATGTTAGCAAGCTCGGTTATTATTCTTGCTGCATTATATTCCCATGCTCGCAAATATAGCCTCTCGCCGTCTTTCCATACAATAGTCATTTTCTTATCCTCCTTATAATCTTTTTGTGTTGTCTCTTGTCTTGCTATGACTATATAATAACACTATTAAGATTGCTTGTCAATACTATTTTGAAACTTTTTGTTACCATTCTTTGAATAAATTTTTTGTCTCAATATACGCCTTGTCGCGTCGCTGCTCAACTTGTCTCAATTGCTCTCGCTTCTCTAGCATATCTATTCGCTTGTTTTGGCGTATTTCCTCAGCGGTAACCTCGTCTATTCGCTTGTTAAGCTCGTTAATGTCAATCAAACATTTGGCAACCGCCAATACCGCTAAGAAAAGCACTACTGCATACACTATTGTTTCCATTTATATAACCTCCTTTCATGAACACCAAACAATAATTCCATCATCGCAAATTTGAATGTAACCCTCTTTAATTGCAATTGCGGTGTCATAAAACATTGGTTTGCCAAATTCCTCACTGATTGCCCTTGCGATTCCATCAATCGAAAAATCATCTGTTGGAATTTCAGCTGTTTTTTTCCATGTAACCGATTTAACCTCTTTCATCTTCATTGTTCTTGTCCTCCTTTTATTGTTGGTACGTTTACTATAACTCTGTTTCCGTTTTTGCATTACAAAAATTTTTATAATCTTCTTCTAGTTCGGCGGCTTGTTTAATGGCTGCTTGCTCGAATTCATACCATTCATCAAACACGCTTTGGGCTGCTCCCGTTTCAAAAACCACGTGATAACAACTTGTCCCCTCATTACAATATTTTTCATAAACCGCGGCAAAGCCTCTTTTCGTCGCTATCACAAAACTATCTAGCAACACGCCTTCTACAATATCGCCCGTATATTCTCCCTTGTTTTGGTGCATCCATTCTTCAAGCTCTTTTGGCGTGACATCAAATTCTTTTCTCATTTTCTTGTCCTCCTCAAAT